TCAGAATACCCCTTCAGATAGCAAAACCTATACAACCGAAGGCTATGTAGCCCCTGTTGCTCCTGAAACCCCAACAGTTACTACAACAACGCTTCCAGTCATGTACGACGGCTTTACAAAAATTAACACGCCTTTTGACATAAAAATGGGTAACACAGTTTATGAAGGTCAAGGAACAAACAGCCAAATTTATGTGACTTCAAAAGCAACTATTACCTTTGGTAATGGCGACTATAACTGGTGGGATTTTCCAGCAGGAGCACATATCTCAGTCTTTGGTAGCGACTTTCAAAGTGCTGGACCTAACTCATCTACAGTAGTAAAGACTACTGAAACTACTCTAGAAGTTGACTGGAATCTACATAGATTTGCAGACCCAAATAGCCCTATTACAAATGTAAATTGGAAGATGACAGTCAATCCAACAACAGGGGAATGGACTGGTGTAGGAACCGTTGCGGGAAACACAACACAACTGCATAACGGTCCTCGTATTGGTGTTCGTGAAGCAGCAGGTCAAGCAGTAAAGCCAATGACTAATGTAACCAATGAAACTTTAACGGCTCAAATTGAAAGCCAAACAGCAGTAGTCGCTGATAAAACAGAAGTTAAAGCGGTTGAAGTTGCTGTGCTTACGTCTCTTACAGAAGTGAAAACAACAGCAGAGACAGCACTTGCAACAACTCAGACCACACTAACAGCAGAAACTCAAACACTAAGCACTCTCCAATCGACAAAAGAAGTAGCAGTTGCTACTGCCAGTACGTTAGCAGATGTAGCAGTTGTTAAAGCAGAGGTCGCTACTTCCACAGTCGCTTCTGCCGTTGCCGTAATTGCTTCAGTTGTGCAGTCCCAAGTCGTTCCGCCCACTCCCGCTCCCACTCCCGCACCAGAACCAGAGCCACAACCACTCCCACAACCACAGCCAGAGCCAACCCCACCAACACCCCAAGAACCAAACCCTGTAACACCTGAACCTCCTGCTCCTGAACCAGAGCCAGAGCCTACACCAGAGGAACCTCCTGCTGAAGAGCCACCTGCTGAGGAACCACCAGCAGAAGAGCCACCAGCAGAAGAACCTCCTGCTGAGGAACCACCAGCAGAAGAACCTCCTGCTGAAGAACCTCCTGCTGAAGAACCACCAGCAGAAGAACCTCCTGCTGAAGAACCTCCTGCTGAAGAGCCACCAGCAGAAGAGCCACCAGCAGAAGAACCTCCTGCTGAAGAGCCACCAGCAGAAGAACCTCCTGCTGAAGAAACTACTGCCGAAGAGGTAGAGGCTGTTGTTGATGACCTTCTTTCTGATGGCAAGTTATCTGCTGCTGATGCAGATGAAGTTCTTGATGCTTTAAATGCCGATGGCGAAATCTCTAAAGAAGAAGTGAACTCTTTATCAGAAGCACTTGCTGCAGATGGAAACCTTACTAATGCAGAAAAAGAACTTGTTGCAGAAGCATTGGTTGAATCTGTTGCAGCAGGAGAAACTCTTACATCAGAACAAATACAAGAGGCTGGAATTGAGTTTAAAGACTTACCAGCAGAAACTCCTGTTGATGTTAGAACTGACGAAAATGGAAATGCTGTCATAATTACTGCAGAAGTTGCTGCTGCACTTGTCGTGCTAGAAAATCCCGCAGAACTAATTGGTGCACTATTTGAAGACCCAGGTCAAGTGTTACTTGCATTGGGCAGCATTGGTGCTGACATGTCAGAAGAAGAACGTGAAGAAGCAACTGACATGGTTGTTGCCACTGTAGTTGCAGCAGGTGCTGCTATGAACGCCGTTGGTGCTGCAGCAGGTGCTGCTGGTTCTACTGGTGGTTCTACTGGTGGCGGAGGAAGTTCTGGTGGCGGAGGTCCATCAGGTGATAGTAAAGGTGTTAGGAGACGGAAACCTTGAAAATAATTAAGGACATGATTGACCAACTATGGACACTTTTAGGCATGTTTATTGCCTGGGTAGTCCTTGATGGAAGTGCCAAAACCATTGTTGGCTACGCTATTGTTGGAACACTTCTTGCTTGGGCTATCACTTACCCAATCAGAAACCGAGAAGACGACTAAAATATCAATAGTGTCTATCTGACACATTTAGGAGATGTACATGAATAAAGCAGCACTCGAATCGTACTTACGCAATTTACTTGGTCAAGTAATTGCAGCAGTAATGATTGTTATGCAAACAAGCAACGCAGCAACACCTTTGGACTTTGGACAATCTGAATGGCTACTCGTAGCAAACGCTCTATGGGGTTCACTAATCCCAACAGCACTACGTTGGGCTAATAAGAAGGACCCAGCCTTTGGTCGTCTTGCAGAAGTTGCAGCAAAAGAAGTTTCAAAAAAACTTGCTACAAAGCCAGTAAAGTCAGTTAAAAAGAAGTAACTACAAAAAGGACCCTAGAAATGTCGAAGATAGAAACTATTTCAATTCTTGTTGGAATCGCGTTAGGAGGCGGGGCAATTCTAGGGTTCTTTATAAACAAACTTAATAAGTTGTTTGCAACGTGGGGAAAATTTATTAGAGACTGGGAAGGGGAAGAGGCTTCTGAAGGTAGAGATGCTGTTCCAGGGGTTATGGCTCGTCTTAATAAACTTGATGGCGAACTCTCTCACAATGGAGGTAAGTCTATAAAAGACATGGTTTTCCGCATGGAGGTCAGGCAAGACCGCTTAGAACGTAAGATGGAAGAAGCAGAGATTGTCCGCCAACAGAATCAAGTTATTTTACTTGAAGCAATAAAGACGCTTAACACACAAATACAGCCAAAGTAGGGAAAAATACTCTTATGGCCCTAAATCAAATTCAGTTCGGTGCTCCCCCAGGTGGACCAGGAGCAGACATTGTTGCACGTATCGGTGGTCTTGTTAACAAAGGCATCGAAGGCAAAAAAAATTCTCAAGGTAATGCACAGTCAATTGTTGCACAGCACGTTTTATCTAGTGTTCGTGCCGAAAGACAACACGGTTATGACTTAGAGAAGATGGGTGTAAAGCACTCACAAACTCGCGAACTTCAAGATGCTGGAGTTGCTGCAAAAGCAGCCTCTGAAAAAGCAGGTCGTCGTCACGAAACACGCATGACAAGGTTAACTCAAGGACATGAGATTGCAAAAATGGGAGCAGCCTTCGCTGGCATTGGTCAGTTAAGTGAAAGCGGGAAAGTTGCTGAGTTTAAAATTGGTGACATGAGTGGAAAGTTTAACGCTCCTCGTGAAACACCAGCACCAGTTGCTATGCCAACTGTTCCAGATACAACACCTCCTCCTGTAACTTCTACACCAAGTGCTTCTGGTGGTCGCGTAGGACGTGACCCAAAGACAGGTCGTGCCGTAAGTTTAAAGAGTTCAACCCCACCTCCAGCAAAAAGAGCAACGGGTAAAAAGAAGTAGTAATGGCAAAATCAGCAGCGTGGCAACGTAAAGAGGGTAAGAACCCAAAAGGCGGTCTTAACGAAAAGGGGCGTAAAGCCTACGAACGTGAGAATCCTGGTTCAGATTTAAAGCCACCTGTTTCAAGAGAAAGAGCACAACGCTCACCTAAAGACGCATCACGTCGTAAGTCGTTTTGTGCACGTATGGGTGGCATGCCAGGACCAATGGAGAAAAACGGAAAACCAACACGTAAGGCACTAGCATTACGTAAGTGGGATTGTTAATTACTAAGGAGCAATAAATGGCAACTAAAAAAACGCTAGAAATTGTTTGCGTTAACTGCAACAAACCAGGCTTTTATCTTTATAAAGTTAATAACGCGGTTCAATATTGGTATTGCCGTCAGTGCCTACCTGGATTTTTGTATGCTCAAAGAGACGCTGGTAACTTGGTTACATCCGATGCCTTAGATTCTTTTCAACAAGAAGCAATTGACATTCTAAAGACTGACATCCCTCCATATAAGGAAGAAGAGGCTCCTGTAAAGGAAACCCCTTCCGCCACAAAAAAGAAAATAGCAGTTGAGCCTGATGAAGAATGAAACTTATAAGAAAATTTGCAATACAGGGACACCCCGTTCCTGCAAGTTCAAGTAGGCCTCTAGGACCCTTTCCCCCTGAAGTTTTAAGTCAACCCCAGGTCGAATACGGTAACGAACATTCGGACTCTTTACACGAAGCACTCGATACCGTTCGTCTTTTCAGATGTCGCGACTGTGACGAGGTTCTTTATAGGGACCAACTTGATAACCACACATGTGAGGAAATATAAACAATGGCAACAAATAACAACGGGAATCTTCTTGATTCCGCAGGAGAAGTCGCAATTGATGCGGTGTGGGGCAACATGCCACCACAACCAAACGATGTGCGTACAACTCGTCTAGATTTAACACTTGGAGACCACATCAACCTTGAATCAGGTTGGGGCGGATACCCACAGTTCACAGCAGGTTCAACAGGTGCTGACGTAGTAGGTTCAACTGACTATGTACAGGTTTCTGATGTTCGTGGCTTCACAACAGCACTTGCAGAAGATGCTCTTAGAGACAATGGTCTTACAGTAACAACTGCAACAGCAGCAGCAAACTCTAAGACTAACATCACACGCATCAACGCAACAAGTGCAACAGTTGCGGTAGTTTATGCAACAAGTGCAGACACTAACTATCCAGTTGGCACAAAGGTTCAAATCTTTGCAGGAACTGCAGCAGCAGAGTCTCCAGTTGCCGTACCAGCAGCCCTAGTTGGCTCTTGGACAGTAACTGCTAGTGCTTCTGGAAACATTACAATCTCAGGCACAGGATTCTCAGTTGCTGATACCACTGGTATCAATGCAACAGGAACTCTTGCTGGTCTTGCTGGAACAATTAAGACTCAATCAATTGCTGGCAATGCTGCAACAACTGCAGTCGGTGCAGCAGTAACAATTACACCTTGGGCAACAGCGTCCTAATTAAGGAGTAATAATGGCTCGGGTTACCTCCACAGGTGGTAGTGACGATAGACAAAGAAATGTTCTACGTGCTAGAACATCTTCTGATGAACTATCAGCATTACTAGACCCGACCCGCGAACTCTATGGAGTTGGCGAACGAGAAGTAAAAGGCATGGCAAAGATGCTGGGGGTGACTCCACAAACGGGACGTATTAATCCGTTTCAGTCACTCCCAGTATCGCCAGGCTCTGAGTTTTATGATGCTATTGAAATTTTTGAGGGCGATGACGAAGAAGAAGCGGGTGAGTTTTATGACCCTACTCGTTACTCAAACTATGCAGATGAGCCGTTAGATAACTACGATGCTCCTGCACCATTAACCGTATTACCTACATCAACTACTAATTATCAACGTCCTAGAACAGTTGCTGCAGGATATGACCCAAAGCGTGAAACATTAACCGTTGTCTTTAGAGACGGGTTGTTCTATAACTATTACGATGTTAAGCCATCAACTTGGAGTGCTTTTAAAGCAACGATTTCTAAAGGGCGTTTTATTCGCCAATACTTAGATAGCCATGCTCGTGGAGATGCTGCTATGGGTCAACTACCTACTTATGCTAGAGAAACCCTATATCGAATTGTTCGTACTAATCAGATATACTTTGAAGGTCGTCAAAGTCTTGTACCTACCTCTAAGACTGGTTACGGTGTTACTAAAAAGCCAAGAACTCAAGCAAATAAGCCTAAAACCACAGCACTAAAATCCAGTCGGGGTAATAAAAAGAAACGGTAACAAATGCCAAAGGCGCACAACATTGGAACAGAACGATTCGTACAAGTTATTAAACAGCCCCTTACGTGGGGTAATAAACTCGTAGTCCATGGCTGGACCCAAGAAATTGAAGAACCATACCGTTTTGCAACTCCACTTATGGTTAGACTACCCCTAAGCCGTATTCTTGTTTTAGGAAAATGGCAAGGAACAAAGTCTGAAGAAGAAGCACTCAACAGTGCAATTTCGAGAAGGGATGTAACTTACGATGATTTTAAAGAAGAAAAAGGATGGGTACCAGCCCCAGACGAAGATACAGAAGCGTATATCTAAGTTACCTACTCCAGAGTTAATTGGATGGGTTGAGGCTTCTTTATTTGCTATAGGCAGAGATACTTTTGCTTGGCAGAAGTCAAACGAATCAGTATTGCTAGATGAGTTAGAAATGGGTGCAGAAGCACTTTTAGAAATCATGCGAGAATTAAAGAGAAGGTCGTAACTTAGTGATAGAATTAACCGTCTCCCTCTCTCAGACGCGGGGTTGCCCACTTCGGTGGGCTTCTCTGTTTAGGAACTAAATGTCTATTGATTTTAATGATGAGAAGTTTGAGGAAATTAATCCCGAACTTTACGCAGCAGAAGATGAAGAAGTTCCGCTACCCCCTGAAGAAAATGACTTAGATGAACTCTCGATTCAATTTGTTGAAAAACTAATAAATAAAATCTTAGAGTTTCAAGAAGTTCTTGTTGGGTATCCTCTACACCCCTATCAACTTCCGTTAGCACGTCGTGTAATTGAGTCAGTTTTAATTAATGATGGTGAAGAAATTACAGCCCTTGCAGCACGTCAGTCAGGTAAATCTGAAACAGTTGCAAATACTGTTGCAACATTAATGATTCTTCTTCCACGTCTTGCAAAGTTATACCCAGATTTATTAGGTAAGTTTAAAGATGGACTTTGGGTTGGTTTGTTTGCACCAACAGAAGGTCAGGCAGAAACACTCTTTGGTCGTACTGTTACACGACTTACATCAGAGCGTGCATTAGAAATTCTTGGTGACCCTGAAATTGATGACTCTGCTGCACGTATTGGTGGAGTAACTCGAATGATTAAACTAAAGAAATCTGGCTCAACAATTACGATGATGACTGCAAACCCCCGTGCAAAAATTGAGTCTAAGTCTTTCCATTTGATTGTTATTGACGAGTGCCAAGAAGCAGATGACTTTGTTGTATCTAAGTCAATTTCCCCAATGCTTGCTTACTATGCGGGAACTATGGTTAAAACAGGCACACCAACAACTAGCAAAAATAACTTTTATAGGGCTATTCAATTAAACAAGCGTCGTCAAACAACTAGAGGTGCTAGACAAAACCATTTTCAATGGGACTGGAAAGATGTTGCTAAGTTTAATGAAAACTACTCCAAGTTTATAAAGAAAGAAACTTTGCGTATTGGAGAAGATTCAGACGAGTTCCAAATGTCTTACAACTGCAAGTGGCTTCTTGAACGAGGTATGTTTGTAACTTCTGGAGTTATGGACGAACTAGGTGATACTTCACAAGAACTAGTAAAGGTTTGGCACAAGACACCTGTGGTAGTTGGCATTGACCCTGCACGTAAGATGGACTCAACAGTTGTTACTGTTGTATGGGTTGACTGGGATAGGCCAGATGAGTTCGGTTATTTTGAACATCGAGTCTTAAACTGGCTGGAGTTACAGGGAGATGACTGGGAAGAACAGTACTTCCAAATCGTTAACTTCTTAAGTAACTACGATGTTTTAGCAGTTGGTGTTGACGCTAATGGTGTTGGAGATGCTGTTGCACAGCGTCTTAGACTTTTATTGCCTAGAGCAGAAGTTGCTTCTATTACCTCTAGTGCTACTGAACAGTCACAAAGGTGGAAACACCTTCAAGCGTTAATCCAAAGAAAATTATTGGGTTACCCTGCCCACGCAAAAACACGTCGTTTAAGAACGTGGAAAAGGTTTTACCAACAGATGGTAGATGCTGAGGTTCAGTACAAGGGTCCTAACTTCCTTGTGGCTGCTCCTGATGAGTCTTACGCCCATGATGATTACGTTGATAGCCTCTCTATTGCCTGTGCTTTAACTAAGGACTTAGTTATGCCAGAGGTGGTTTTAACCAGTAGCCCGTTTTTCAGTAAAAATTAAAACTGAGTTAACCCTTACTTATAGTAAAAAATCAGAGAAAATCATCTTTGGAATAGGCCATTCCGTCTTACTAACCTTATAAGGAGTCATAATGACACTAGCACCAAACCCACAGTTCCCTGAGAAGGGTTCAAATGTTTACGAAATGAAAGAGGCAGGAAACGCATCACGTCGTGGTCCTCTTCGTTTTGAAGAAGGTATCGCAACTGATACTGATGTTCCAAATGATTTTGAACTAGGAATGCAGCAAGGTTTTGCTGCTGCTGCAGGTCGTCCAAACCGTAATGCTCCAGTCTGGCAAAAGACTGCTGCAGAAACTATGCAGGCACGTGCCCATGTTGGCTCTGCTGCATGGACAGAAGCACCAACATTCCTTGCTGAGTTCTCACACGGGTCTTTCACAGACTATGCAGAACAAAAGACTGAGGTTGTTGCACGCTCTGGTGGACGTACACAACGTACTTCTCCAACCGTAGTAAACGACTAAAAGAGTTTTTTGTCTTTGACCCCCTAGGATTGTCCTAGGGGGAACAAAGTTGTAAAGGAAATAACTGTGGCTGAAAAACCTGCAAATCCAAAACTTTGGGAAATGGTGATTGCTCAAGCAAGAGCCAAATACTCAACGTACCCAAATCCTGCAGCAAGTCACTGGGTTCGAGAGAGATACACTCAAAGTGGTGGTAGATTTATAGACTCAAATAGTCCTATAGAACAAACAAAAAAACTTAATGAAAAACAATTTGCAAAACTGCAAAAAGAACGTGGAACTAAAAAAGACGCAAAAGACGTGAAACGTAAAAAGGATAAGGGCGGAAAAAAGAGTGACACTAAGTAAGGTCATACGATGAGTTTTGTTGACTTTTCTCCTCCCTCATACAGAGCAGCCTCCTCTGATTTAACTATTTCAATTTCTCCACTTGGTTTAGTGGAACTAGCAGACGAAGAATTTGAAGTTCATGGTCCGCGTTTAAATCGCTACTCTTTAAATTGGGCGATGTATTTAGGTCATCACTGGGGTTATCGCCGTGAACAAGGCGAAATGCAAATTGCAGTCAACTACTACAGAGCATTTACAGACTATCTTTCTAGATTTACATTTGGCAAGGGAATTGGTTTCCGCAGCCCTAAAGCAACTGAAGCAATTGTTCCAGACCGTTTGCAACGAGTATGGGAAGTAGATAACGACAAAACTAGAGTTCTTTTAGAAATGGCACAACAAGGTGGAATCTCTGGAGATTGTTTTGTAAAAGTAGCCTATGAAGAACCGTGGACTGATGCAATTGGTCGAGTACACCCAGGAAAAGTTCGAGTTCTTCCTCTTAACTCCTCTTTCTCATTCCCAGAGTTTCATCCACACGACCGCAATCGTCTTTTAAGATTTAAGCAGAAGTACCGTTTCTGGGGAACTTCTTTAGAGGGAACAAGACAGGTATTTACTTACACTGAGATTCTTACAGATGACCTTATTGAAGAATACATTAACGATGAACTTATTGACTCTCGTCCAAATCCCCTAGGAACAATTCCTGTTGTACATATTGCAAATATTCCTGTTGCTGGTTCTCCTTGGGGTTTACCTGATTGCCATGACATTATCTCTATTAACCGTGCATACAATGAAATTTCAACAGATGTTGCAGACATTATTAACTACCACGCTGCACCTGTAACAGTTATTGTTGGTGCAAAGGCTTCTAACCTTGAGAAGGGTCCCAAGAAAGTTTGGGGAGGTCTTCCTAAAGATTCACAGGTATTTAACCTAGAAGGTGGCGGAGCAGGAATCGAAGGTGCTCTAAAGTATCTTGAACTATTAAAGCGTTCTATGCACGAGTTAATGAACGTTCCAGAGACAGCACTGGGTCAAGTCCAACCAATTTCAAATACATCTGGTGTTGCACTTTCAATTCAGTATCAACCGCTTATGAATCGTTGGACTCAAAAGACGGCTCAGTATGGAATCGGCCTTGAGAAGATTAATGAACTTATTATTTTAAACTTGGCAGTTAAAGAGCCAGAAACAATGATGTACAACCCAGATGAAGACGGTCCAATCAAAGAAGGTCAAATGGTTAAACTTGACCCTAACGACTCTCTTACCTATCAAAACAGCGTTCAGTTCCCACCTCCTCTTCCACTAGATAAGTTAATTATCCTTAACGAAGTACAAACTAAACTTGGCATGGGTCTTGAGTCTAAAGAAGGTGCTTTACGCACTTTGGGAGAAGAGTTCCCAGAAGAGAAACTACAAGAGATTCGTGAAGAACTTAAAGCGGAAGCACTTTCAGATGGTGCTCTAACCTTGTTAAAGGTGCAGATTCAAAAAGAAATTCAAGATATGACTGGAATGATGCCAGGTCCTGGAGGAGATGGAGCAGTTCCACTGCAACCTACTCAACTAGGTGATGGCGACATTATGGGAGATAACCTCTCAGGTGCTCCAACCCCAGAAAATGCTGCCGACCCTGCTGCCCAAGAAATGGCTATGACAGAGGCTAGTATGGAGATGGATATTCGGAACAAACTGCTGACCGAATCCTATGGAACGAAAATTCCACAGAGAAGAGCAGTAGATAGAAGTCAATAAATTTCAGATGAAAAATCTGATTTAGCCTGACAAACACTTCGAAATGTTGTGCAATTATCAGGTAAGAAATGTGGGACACGCGGGTAAAACCGCATTCGGACAATAACCAAGGAAACGGATACGCAATTACTATGGAAAACACTGAAGTACAAGAAGTACAGATTGAGTCAGTAGTGCAAGAGACTGCTACTCCTATCGTGGAAAGTAAGGCTTCTAAGGAAGCAACTGACTTTGGCTTTTCAGCCGAAGACCTATCTCGTGCTCGTGCACAAGAAAAGGAAAAGTTGTATCCGCAAATGGAAAAACTAAAAGAAGAACTTGCTACCTTGAAGAAGGAGCGCGATGAGAAGGCAGAGCAAGAAGAAATTGCTCGTCAACAGCAGGCTGAACTTGAGGAAAAGAAACTAGAAGCAGACATGGACATCCGTCAACTTCTAGAGAAAAAGGAAAAAGAATTTCAGACTCAGTTAGAAGCAGAGCGTCTCGAAAGAGAACGAGCATTTGCTCTACTTGAGCAAGAAAAACATTTTCAAGAAGTAATGCAGTACCGTCAACAAAGAATTGAGCAGGAGCGTGAAAACGTAATTCCTGAACTCATTGATTTGATTGAGGGTAACAACCGTGATGAAATCGAGCAGAGCATCGCGTCATTGAAAGATAAATCTGCTCGTATTCTCGACTCTGCACAGCAGGCTTTACAGTCTACTCGCAGGGAAATGGCAGGAACACGTATTACGTCTCCTGCATCAGGACCTCTCGATAATGATTCGGAACAACGTTCGTACTCTCCCGAAAGTATTCGGGAAATGTCATTGGCGGATTACGCGAAGCAACGAGCCAAACTACTTGGCGAAGCAGCAGGTAATCGTGGTAAGGGACTGTTCGGGTAAAACCAAACAAACTAGATTATCCAACTAACAAGAAAGGACTGATACCAACATGGCATCAGCGATTACAGGCACCAGTGAATTAGCAGGAGCACCTACCGCATATAGTGGTTCAAACTCCAGCCTATCCACAGCAATTCAGACCATCTGGTCTAAAGAAATTTTATTCCAAGCAATGCCAATTCTGCGTTTCGAGCAGTTTGCAGTTAAGAAGACTGAACTAGGTGTAGCACCTGGTCTTCGTGTGAACTTCCTACGTTACAAGAACTTTGCTGTAGACCCAGCACCACTTACAGAAGGTGTACGTCTAACAACAAACGCTCTTACAGCAGAACAAATTGCAATCACAGTTGCAGAACACGGCTACGCAGTAGCAGTTTCTGAACTACTTCTTAACGCATCATTCGATGACGTTATGGCATCATCTTCACGTCTTCTAGGTCGCCACATGGCACAGTACCTAGATGTACAGGCACGTAACACACTAGGTGCTGCAACATCTGCAGTATTTGGTTACGACCGTACAGGCGTATCAGCAGGGTCACAGTCATTCTACGACGAAGGCTCAAAGGCAACATCAATCTCAACCATCACAGCCAACCACAAGTTGACTACTGGTTCTGTCAAGGATGCTGCACTTACCCTTGCTTCAAAGAACATTCCTCGCTTAGGTGAGACATACGTAATGTTCATCAATCCAAAGCAGTCACGTGACATTCGTTCGAACCCAGAGTTCATCGAAGTTACAAAGTACGCTGCTCCAGGAAACTTCATGCTAGGTGAAATCGGTCGTCTATACGACGTAGTATTCATCGAAACAACTCAGGTTAAGTCATACGCATCAGGAGCAGTTGTTAACGAGACTGCAAACGTTGGTGCACCTGCTGACCAGACTGAAGTTCCAGTAAAGGCAAACACAAACCCAGGTTCAGGTGGAAACCCAACAGGTTCAACTTCACCAAACCCTGCTGGTTCATCTGCTGGCACTGCAGCAACAACTGTCTACGAGTCAATCATGATTGGTGACAACGCATTCGGTCACGCAATTTCCCTTCCAGTTGAACTTCGCGATGGTGGCGTTCTTGACTTCGGTCGTGAGCACGCTCTTGCTTGGTACGCAATTTGGGGTCTTGGCGTAATCACAGACCAAGCAATTTGTAAGGTCTTCACCGCTTAATTAAATAAGCATTGGTCGGAAGAGTCCCATACTCCTTCTTTGGGACTCTTCCGCCACAAAAATTAACAAAACAAACACAAGGAGAAATACATCGTGGCAAACAAAGCAACTAGTCCTTTGGACGCAACAGGGCGTGCACAGGAACAAGCAACTAAAGAAAATGCAGAAGCACTCCGTAAGCGTAAGGAAGAAATTTCTACCGCAAACAGAGTTGAGGCTGAACTTCTGGAGACTGCGGTCTTTGACCCAAAGAGTCCAGAGAAACCAATTGTTCTAGACGAAATCGTAGAAGTTGGCGTAACACTTGCAAATGATAAAGTTGTTATCCGAACCATCACAGACATTGAAGAAATGACTTGGGGCGTAGGAAACACATACAACTTTAAAGCAGGAGTTAAGTATTCAGTTCCATCAGAACTGGCTAACTACCTTGAAGGTCTAGGTTATATTTGGCGACCAAACTAAACAATCTGTTTAGTTGTCGTCAATACTCTGGTTACTCCTCTAGTTTCTGCCCTCCTCCTAGAGGAGTAACCTTTTTAATGCTGATTAAATCTGGTTAATACGGAATCATTAGCATCTAGAGTTTAAGCACGGAGGATACGTGGCAACAGCGTCTAACTTAGCCGAAATGGTTAGGTCCGAAATAGGAGACTCCTCTAAGTCTTTTGTTATGCAGTTTATTGCAGATGGTACAACAAATAGATTTGGTCTTCACTACTCTCCAGTAGATGCAGCAAGCCTGTACGTAAGATTTGATGATTCCAATGTTTCCAACGATGTTTCCGTAGAGGAAGCAACAGGAGTTTTAGTAACAGATGTGATTCCACCAGATGGCACTGAAATCACAGTTGCTGGTAATTACTTTAGATACTTTACACCAGCAGAAATTAATCGCTTTGTAGAAAACGCTGTATTGCAGCATTCAAATAATAGAACAGACTCTTTAGGAAGAATTCAAACTCTTGAAAATCTTCCTCCAGTAGAGGTTTATCCAGTATCTCTTCTTGCAAGCACACTTGCTCTTTACACTTTAGCAACTGATGCTTCATTCGACATTAACGTCTTTGCTCCAGACGGTGTGACAATTCCACGTTCTGAGCGTTACCGTCAATTAATGGATATGATTCAAGCACGCAAAGACCAATACCGCGAACTATGTGTTCTGCTTGGTATCGGTATGTATCGTATTGAGGTATTTACATTCCGCAGAATTTCTAAGACAACAAATCACTACGTACCAGTTTATCGACCACAGGAGGTGGATGATTACTCTTACCCAGAAAGAATCGAACTTGCCCGACCTACCTATGGCGACCAGCCCTCAGAACGACCTTATGACTCTGTGGACCTTACTGCCTATCAAGATGTGGCGTTTACGTACTCTATTCCGTTCGTCGGAAGCCTCGTCACACGAGGAGTAGTAGCAAATATTCGTTGGAAAGCAGGAGTTTTACAAAGTCACATGCCGTTTACTGTGACAGTTACTACCTCTCCAACCGATAATACAAGCCATACGATTACTTTAAGTTTGACCAAGGACCAGACCAAAAGACTTGCACAGCGTATGTACTGGGACATCGAGTTAGTTAGTGATAACGGAACTCGAGAAACATACAAGGCTGGCAAACTATTTACAGTGCGTGAGGTGACAACGTAATGCCTATTGACCCAAATAGCCCTCTCTATCCAGAGATTGACCCTGCACTTTTACCTGGAGTTCCTACAACTCGAGGACCTCGTGGTTATCAAGGACCAACAGGACCAACAGGTCCACAAGGTCCTGCAGGTTCTGCTTCTGCAACTGGTGCAACTGGTGCAACAGGAGCAACTGGTGCGACAGGTGCAACAGGACCACAAGGTCCTACTGGTGCAGTTGGTCCACAAGGTTTAACTGGATTTACTGGTCCACAAGGTGCAACTGGTCCTACTG